AAATGGAAAAAGATAAAGGGATATAAGGATCCCGAACCACCTGATTGTCAATCTTCATTAAAGGAGTCGTTGAAAAAATGGGATTGACCGTATTCAATTCCGATAAAGTGGATACTACTAAGCAACCAATGTTTTTTGGTAAGCCCCTAGGTATACAGAGGTATGATGAATATAAGTACCCTGATTTTGATAAGTTAACTCAGACACAACTTGGATATTTCTGGAGACCAGAAGAGGTATCACTTCAAAAGGACAGAGGTGATTACAAAACCTTAACGGATCAACAGAAGCACATATATACAAGTAACCTGAAGTATCAGATCCTACTTGACTCAGTGCAAGGACGTGGACCTGGTATGGCATTCAGTCCTTACTGTAGTCTTCCAGAATTGGAAGGGTGCATGGGTGTGTGGGAATTCATGGAGCAAATCCATAGTAGATCTTATACACACATCATAAAGAATGTATACCCTGACCCTGGAGTTGTATTCGATACTGTATTAACAGACAAGAATATAATTCAGCGAGCAGAGTCAGTAACCAAAGCATACAATGACTTTATAGAGTACGCTTCCCAGTATGCCACTGGCAACATGTGGGCACCTGGTGCTAGGTCATCACCTAGTCATGCGTGGACTCTTAAAGATTTAAAACGACACCTTTACCGTGCAATTATTAATGTTAACATCCTTGAGGGAATTAGATTCTATGTTTCCTTCGCTTGCTCGTTTGCGTTTGGCGAACTCAAACTTATGGAGGGATCCGCTAAGATTATCTCTCTCATCGCCAGAGATGAAAGCCAGCATCTTGCACTTACTCAAAAGATAATATACAAGTGGAAGAAGGGTGATGATCCTGACATTCAGGAGATTGCACAAGAAGAAACGGAGAACGTTATCGCTATGTTTAAGGCTGCAGTGGAAGAAGAGAAGGCATGGGCTTCGTACCTATTCCAGAATGGATCCATGATTGGTCTTAACGAAAGATTACTTTCACAGTACGTTGAATGGATTGCCAACCGACGTATGAAAGCTATTGGTGTTAGTCCTATATACGACATACCTGCAAAGAATAATCCATTACCATGGACAGAGCACTGGCTAAATAGTAAAGGCCAGCAAAATGCTCCGCAGGAAACTGAAATTGAATCTTACATCGTAGGAGGGATTAAACAGGATGTCGAATCTAATACCTTTAGTGGATTTAAGCTCTAGACTTTATAGGAAAGTTAGGGATACCTGGTTAGGAAAATTGAATGAGAAGAAGAACGTCTCAGGAGAGAGCGATTGGCTCGCTGAGAGACCCGAAAATTGGTATCAAGGACCACTTATCTTTCCTCAAATCTTTGAAGAGAGACCTGAAACGACACCGAAAACCATCCACGCACCGTATGAGGAGAAGTGGTCAGATTAAGAAGTGTAACAAGAATAACAAAAAAACTTGCTAAATAGTTATGGTATGGTAACATACTAATACGTTCATCCCAAAAGGGACGCAAGTAAGCCGACTCGGAACGGACATCGTTCATCCCATGTTTCATCTAGCAGTTATAGCAACAGCGTTTTCCTGTACTGATGCTCAAATACTCATCGATAAGATGAGTGAGTATAAGATAGAGGAAGAGTCACGAGCTGAGATGATCAGCGTAGTGTTAGAAGAGACACCTCATTGTGAGTGGGACGCAAAAGCCGACTGAAGGAACGGGGTCTTATCCACCCTACCTTTAGGTAAAGCCAATGGCAAAAGTCACTTATCGTGGAGTCGAGTATGACTCTGACGAGTACAACGCAAGAGTGCTTCGTGAAGCATCTCACCAGCGTAATCACGATCTAATGTATCGTGGTATCAAGGTTAAGACAGGTGCAATACCCTGCTCATAACAGAATAAATAGTGGGGACTCACGTCCCCATTTTTTATGGGATATTATGAACCAATGAAAGATATACAATGGTCTGCCTATGTATTACTGCCCAGTAATAGATTACAGAAGGTAGAGTTCATGTGTCAGTCTAATCTAAGAGAGGACGCAGAGAATAGATGTAAGTCACTGTTTGGTGTGACTGATGTCAGACAATTGAAGAGGGAGTGGTGAAGTACCCCTTCCCCAAGTCATTCATGTTAGTGATTGCTGGTAAAGCAACACGTTGGTGGCCTCCTATTGACTTATCAGACGAGTATGATAAGATACATAATCTAAGGGCACGAGGATATTGGCATGGGAATTGATACCCAAGGAATGAGTGGACCTACTGATCCTAATTACAAAGGGAAGCCACAGGCACAACCACACAAACCTGCTATAATTAAACCTCGTAGGATCCACACTGACGAAATGGTCAAGGAGTTGAAGATCCTACTCAATGAAGTACTTGATGAGCGTGAAGGTAAGATGAATTACACATCATACTTTGACACTGAAAAGTTTAAGCATTATGTAGGGGAAGAGGAGCCCCCTTATACAAAAAACTAAATACCATTATCGGAGTCCATTATGGACTGGGATTTAGAGTTAAAATCAGAACAACTGGAGCATATGTTAACAGTCTACCAAGATCACATCGAGGAACTAGAAGCAGAAGCAAAAGAAATGCAGGAGGAGATACTCTTCCTTAGAAAGCAACTTGAATATAAAACTCTGGGCAAACCAAACTATGATACAGACCTCAAAGCGTAAACGCATAGGCGTTATGTGCTCTGGAAAGGGTACCAACTTTGAAAACATTGTCATGACATGTAACAGGCACGAGGTGGTGCTGATGATACATGATAAGAAAGAGTGTGGAGCAGAAAAGAAGGCAGCCAAGTTTGGCATCCCACATATAAGAGTTAAGCATACACATGAAGACGATATGGTTGCTCTGTTTAAAGCATACAGAGTAGATCTAATAGTCTTAGCGGGGTACATGCGAATCCTGAAGAATCCTTCAGCATTTCACTGCCCCATTATTAATGTACACCCATCACTGCTACCAAAATATAAAGGATTACACGCAGTTGAACAAGCCCTAGATAGTGGTGACGAGATAACAGGATGCACAGTACACTATGTGAATGAAGAGTTAGATGGTGGAGAGATAATAGCACAGAGTAAGGTAGATATATTACCTGATGATACTGTTGACACTCTAACCAGACGCATTCAACTACAAGAGTATGCATTGTTACCACATGTAATTGATAATCATGAAACCACAGTCAGCGAAAGCGAAGGGAAGACTCTTTCAGCAGTGGGTGCGAGACCAACTGATAGAGAGCAGGGATATACACCCAGAGGACATAGAATCACGGAGTATGGGGGCGGGTGGAGAAGACTTGATTATGGCTCGTGATGCTAGACAGAAGTTTCCTTTTAGTATAGAATGTAAGAACCAAGAGAAGTTAAATGTCTATGATGCATACGATCAGGCATGTGCTAACTCAGGTGACCACGAGCCCATCTTATTCATGAAGAAGAATAGGAAGAAGGCTCTCGCTGTCGTTGATGCTGAATGGTTTATTAAAAATGTCCGTCTATAATATGTTTTCAGTGCCGATCATTCACTATAAGATTGGTAACTGGGAAGTAAATAAGAAGATCATTATGGATGCTCTACCACCAGAGAGTCCAGATAATTTTGAGGAAGAGGGTGGATTATATACAGACTTCTTTAAGAATGCAGACAAGGATAGTACTAAGCTACCTCCTTATGGTGAGACTATAGTTAATATTATTAAACCATACCTAGCAGACTTCACTGACCAGAGAAGGGTGGAGTTTACTGACATGTGGTATCAGTATCAGAATCCAGGTATAGATCATGGGTGTCACAACCATGGACATAGTGGATGGTCGTCAGTTATATACGTTGAGTTTGACCCAGTGGTACATCAAGGTACCCAATTCTATTCTCCATTCAATAACCCTTGGAATGGTAACCTAGAGTTGTACATACCACCAGTGGATGAGGGTAGCATGGTTATATTCCCCTCCACTATAGTACATGAGTCACTAAAGAATCATTCTGATAAGAGAAGGACTATAGTATCCTATAATCTTAGAGGACATGTGGATGTAGTTAAGTATGAGTTGTGGCAAGGTGACCCTATAGTAAAGAGGATGGTACCACGTGAGTGAGATAGTAACATACAAAGGATCATTCTGTGAGAGAAGCACCGATTTTATTTGGGGTAGACAGATACCAGATGAAATATGTGATGGTCTGTTAGAATTCTGGACACATCAGAAGTTTTTACCTGTCACACCAGGTCAGGTGTATGATCAAGGTGATATAAGTGTTAACAAAGAGTTAAAAGACTCTATGGATGTCCATATCCCTCATCAGATTGGAATGCCCCACATACAGGAGTATAGAGAGGCATTACAGGGGGTATTAAATGACTACTGTCAGAAGTTTCCTTTCTGTCAGACCTCACGCTTCCAGATAGTAGAGCCAATGAGTATGCAATGCTATCCTGTTGGTGGTGGGTTTAAGGAGTGGCATACCGAGAGGTTGTCCCCTCTGCCAGGTAATATATACAGACACCTAGTCTTTATGACATACCTTAACGATGTCCCTGACGGTGGGACTGAATGGTATCATCAAGACCTTTACATTCCAGCGAAGAAAGGTTATACTGTCATATGGCCTGCTGATTGGACTCACTTCCATAAGGGAAGGATCTCTGAGACATCAGAGAAACAGATCATCACGGGGTGGTTCTCTTTTGTCTGAAGAAACCTACTACCAATACCTATTACAACAGTACAGAATGGCACAGATGGACATGGGATCAATCCCTAAAGAAGAGCAGAATGAGAGATGGAATCGAGCACTCGATATCTTTATTGAATCTGTTCATAAACCTGACAACGCATTACGCTCTTGTGCACACAACCAAAAGTGCTATAATGAATTGATGTGGGTCAGAGATGAGATCATCACACATTTACAAACGCTACGGAGAAAGACATGACTTGTGGATTACACGGAAAATTAGACACTGCTATCACAGCAGTAAAGGAAGCACTTACAGCAGCACTAGAAGCAGACGTAGGTGATAAGCAATTGGACAACTTAGTTTGTGCATACAAAGGACTGAAGTCTGTACGTAGTACTACTAAGCATGAGCCACAGATTACATTCACACCTGACCCTACTCTAGGTGGAGCAGTAGAATTCAATGATAATATTTCCATTGATACTTCTGACCTAGTTGGTGCAGCAGATACAGTCACCATTGGTACTGGATTACCAGGTGGATTGGGAAGTGATGTCATCACGTTTGGTAACGACATTACATTTACTGATACGATTGATCAGGACACTTAATAATGGTGCGGGTATCCGCATTAATACCTATTTGACAGGGGTATAGATTTGCTATATAATATTGTTACGTTACTTAACAAAAGTAAACACAATGACACAATCAGTAGCAAGACGTAGTACAGTTACTGAGTACGGTAAGCAAAATATCTTTGCTTCCGAGCCTCAGATGGAATACGTTGACAACTATGAAGGTTACTGGGTTGAGGCAGAAAGAATCAATGGTCGCCTAGCGATGATCGGTTTGTTTGCAGCAGTCCACAACTATGCCATCTTCGGATGGATCATACCAGGGATTGCTTAGTCGAAGCAGGTCTCTTTAAATTTCTACCCCTATTAAATCTAAGAAAATGACACCAGAAGCAGAAAAGTTTAACGGTTGGATGGCGATGATCGGTTTCGTCGCAGCATGTGGAGCATACATCACCACAGGTCAAATCATCCCAGGTATATTCTAATGAATCCATCACAAGCATTAGACCTATGGGCAAGAGCAAACGGAAGGTTTACAATGGTAGCCTTCTGGATTGGCATCGCAGCATACACCAAGGTCACATACTTTAGTTAAAATATCTAAAGTATAAATACTTATTCAAATATTAAGAAACCGTAACAAACA